ATTACGCATTCTGCTTACATGGTCCTCGACTTTGCAGTCGGGGCGACCAGTGTAACTACGGATGCGGCCACGTGCCTCGCAGAGCTCATCTCGTTTGCCGCCTCACTTGGGGCGTCAACGACGATTCTCTACGATGCATCGGGCAACGGTGCTGCGACTCTATTGAACGGTGGACTTTAAACTCCACAGCAATAGACGTCGTTCTTGGTGAGACATCGGGCTACACGCCACACTCTCGTGTGGCGTGTAGTTTCTTCCCTATATTGTAGGGACCGATGGCTTACTTCTTTCGTATGCGGCGAACAATCATAATTATTGATACCCAGGATAACCATACTAGCAATAGTATGGGTCCTAGTTCAGTAATCATGTTTGGACCACTTCCGGAATGAACCTCAATCCTGAGCCTGATGTTGGGCAGTCGTATGGTACCTTCACACCTCTTGGAGAAATCTCCACGGGTATGTCGGTCATAATACTGTCTCCAGCACTACAGGCACCAAGAACGTAGTTCAAACCGGTGCGGCCTGCCACATCGTTTCCTCTCCCAGCGGCCACAAAAAGTACACGTCTAAAAGGCGTGTACCCATGTGGAACTGAGGGTAGGAAACTTTTGTTGATGGACATATTCATATGTTTATCAGCGGAAACGAATAGTTCGGTAATCGTGGGGTGTATGCATGCTCTAGGAGGACTTCCATATGGAATCCAATAAGAGCCTAGATGAAATAAGTATCATCGCTGCACTACTCCACGACGTCCAAACGTCGCATGGAGCTGTGTTCAACTGTCGGGCCGAACGACTTACTCTGAATAAGATTAGGTCGAGGACCCGAGCCGAAGGGATTAGTTTTCTTACGAAAACTATGCCTCGTCTTGCGAAAGCCTTTGATAAGGCAATCGCTGGTGATACTCCACTGAACGCTAGAGCCCTTGGTTTTGATACCATGGACAATAGTGAACTTCCTAGACTTCTAGGTGAGTTCTTCAGTCGAGTACTCCAATCAGACGGGACACTCCTTCAGCATCCGTGTGCAGATAGCGTCAAAGTAATACGACAGCTTTTATTTGTGTTTTACAAATATGAGCTACCTTATACTCATGAACTCGAACAAACTGTCATCGAAAAGTTTACCAAAACTGATCGTGACCTTAGCTCGAGCGATTTACAGCTTAATACCTGCGAATCGCTACTTGAAAATGCCACTTATAGCTCTGGCCGCAGGCTCTACAGCCTGGGGTTGCAGCCAACTGTGGCACGCAAGGCTAAAGATCTCTTATCGAGACTCTTCTACGCCTTCAGCTGCACTGACATTACACCTCGGCACGGGCCCGGAGTCGTTGCGACAAAGCAACGTCTTTGGACCAAGTACCAATGGTCAAACGTCAGTCAGCGTATCATCGACAAATGGCCTCTAGATGCTTATTTCTTTGCATCTCTAAGCCACGTCTGTGATAGGTTGGATGATCTGCAGAAGATCACCAACTTGGATCTTCCGGCCAAGGTAATACTTGTACCGAAGGATTCTCGCGGGCCCCGCCTCATTTCTTGTGAACCCGTTGATTTTCAATGGATTCAACAAGGATTAGGTAGGGCCATGGTTCAGTTAGTGGAACGACACCCACTTACAAAGTGGAATGTCCATTTCACCGACCAAGGACCTAACAGATACGGAGCCCTCTTGGGCTCTCGTACTGGTAGGTACGCGACTCTTGACCTCAATGAGGCAAGTGATCGCGTAAGCCTTGGTCTAGTTCGCCTACTGTTTCCTCCTCATATATATGAGTACTTGGAAGCAGCAAGGAGTTCGTGTACCACGCTACCGGACGGTCAGGTAATCAAGCTCAATAAGTTCGCACCAATGGGAAGCAGTTTATGTTTCCCTGTATTGGCACTTACTGTTTGGGCTATCCTGACTGCCGCGGCGCCTGACGCGGATACCCGAGAGGGTATCCTAGTATACGGAGATGATGTGATCGTACCAACGGCTTACGCCGCGGACGCGATCGAACAACTCGAGTCATTTGGTTTAAAAGTAAACCGTGACAAGAGTTGCATTAAAGGACTCTTTCGTGAGTCCTGTGGCATGGATGCCTTCCAAGGCATCGATGTAACACCAGTCCGCTTTAGGACTGTTTGGTCATCATCCCCCAGCCCAGAATCCTACACTAGTTGGATTAGCTATGCTAATTCTCTATATGATAGGAAGTACTTCTCTACTTACGATTTAATCGTAAGCAAATTGACCCATATATATGGATCAATCCCTGGTGAAGAACACGTTGGAAAACGTGCGCCTTCACTGCGGGAAGTACCCGTTGGTCAGAGACCTTTACAGGCTCGCTCTAATAAGCGTTTGCAAAAACGCGAATATAGAGTTTGGACTGTTAAGTCTCCCTCAATCCATAAAGAAATAGACGGTTGGTCCATGTTACTTCGGTATTTTGCCGAAGCTGCACGTTCTAACAGTTCTACTTCAGAGGATCAAGCCGACCTGCCTACGCCGCTACGGAGTGAGTTTACAAACTCATCCGAGCGGGAGGCATTTGCGGTCTGTTCGTATACGAGTCGTAACACAAGCATGCTTGTGCGACGATGGCGGTGA